ACCAGCGCGGGGAACGTTGTCGTCCTCGACGGCTCGGCTCGGCTCCCGGCGGTCGACGGCTCTCAGCTCACGGGCGTCTCGCCATACGCGGCGGATTCGTGGACCTATTCGTTCTCGGACCCGAGCGGCTCCGTCCCGACGGGCTGGACGGTCGAGAGCGGGAACACGGTTACATATCCGGCGGTCGGCTCGGGCTCGGCTATCCAGCTCGTCACGGCTCTCGGGACGGACCGAGCCGGGATGGTCCGGACCTTCACGGAGCTCACGGGGACCCAAACCATCTGGGAGGCTCGCGTCGAGATGCGGGCGTCGCAGGTCGGGACCGCGAACGAATCGGCCATCGTTCTCCGCGACGGGACCAAGCGCATCAGCCTATACCCGACAGTCTCGGGCGTTACGCTCGAGGCCTCGGCGTGTGAGCTCCAGTCCGGGCACGTCGCTAACGACTGGTTCATCTGGACCGTCAGACGCTCGGGGAATCGGGTCTATATCTGGAGCGGTCCGCGGCTGATTCACTCCATCCGCTACACGGACCTCACGGGGGACGGGACTCTCGCGGGGACGGTCCGTCTCGGATGCTACACGGCGGCGGCTCGGACGACTCAGGTCCGCGCGTTCTGGGTCAAGTTCGGCGCATTTAATGCGGCGCCTCCCGACTTCACTTTCTCCTCGACCTACTTCGGGAGGGCGTAACATGACGTCTCGTCTATCTTTCGCGGCGCTCCTCCTCGGGGCGTGCTCGGGCGCTCATTTCCCCCCGGTTCCGGCTCCCTCGTCGGTCCCGTCGTCGAGCTCCTCGAGCGCGCATCGCCCGTGGGTATGCTCGACGCCCGTCGGCGCTCTCGAGCTCCCGCTCCCCGAGGCGCACGGTCTCCCGCTCGTCGGCGTGTCGGTCGTCGTCCAGGTCGGGCCCCAGCGGGTCACGGTCGCGTGTGAGGCTCCTCGCGTTGTCGAGGCTCCGAGCGCGGCTCCGACTGAGGCTCCCGCTCCCGCTCCCGAGTCGGCTCCGTGAAGGCGGTAAGCATGCGAGGGTATCGGACGCTAATCGCGGGCGTCGTCGGTATCGTGGCGATTACCGTCCTTGCCATTCATGGCGAGGGCTCGACGGATGGGGCTATCGCTCAGATTGCGGGCATCATCGGCGTTCTAGCGGGTCGCTCGATGGCGGAGAGGGACTCGCATCCTCCCGCGCCTCCTCCGGCCTCTGGCGGTCCTCCCGCATGACCTCTCGACTCCTCCTCGCGGTGAGCCTCCTCGGATGCGGCGCGGCTCCTCGCAAGGAGGACGACGAGCCTCGACTCCGACCATCTCCAGCGGAGCGGGCGGTCGCTATCGGTCTCGTCACGCTCGGGACCGGGGTCGCTACCATCGCCTCGTCGTGTCCCGACCAGACCGCGGAGGACTGTCGAGCGCTCTCCGCTCGAGCTGGGGCGGTCGTCCTCTCGGTCTCCCTCGCGGCGGCGGCTCAGGCGTGGCTCGCGGCGTCGGACGACGAGGTCGCTCAGGCGGCGGAGCTTGAGCGCTGGGAGCTCGAGCGGCTCCGGGCCCTCGAGGAGCACGACCCGTAATGGACGCCCTCCAGGTCCTCGGGATAGCAGGCGGGACGCTCACAATCGCGGGCGCTGTCTGGCGAGTCGTGTCGTCGGCGTCGCGTGTAGGATTCGAGGTCGAGGCGTTGCGTCGGGACCTGAGTCGACTAGAATCGAAAGTTAAGGAGCTCGAGGACTCGCGGGTCTCTGGTCGGACATTGAGCGAAAAGCTCCAGGGCCTCCGGACCGACGTCCTCCAGCGCGTCGAGCTCAAGCTAAGAGGAGGCGGCGACAGCCTATGAATATCCTTGTCTACGCGGAGACAGCGGCGGGACGTGACCTACTCCGACACGCGGCGACCATCGTCACGGGCGGCGCGGGGTCGGTTACGGTTTACACTCAGGTCCTCGACGCGATGCGACAGCTCGACGAGGCGCCTCCTCCGGACCTCGTCCTCGTCGCGGAGGACGTCGAGGTCGGGGAGCTCGCTCCGAGCGAGCGGGTCTTTCACGACCATCTCCTCCTCGCGGCGCGGCGTCGCAAAATCCCAGCGGTCCTCCTCGGCTATTGGCAACAGACCGGCCAGAGTTACGGGGCCCCGGTCGTCGCGGACCTCGGGGCGGCGAATCGGGTCCAGACTCTCCAACGGCTCGTCGCCCAGGCGCGGACCTCTCTCCTCGGGCTCGGAGTCGCGGCCTAATGCCTACGCCTAAGAAGCCGAAGAGCCAGCATAAGAAGCCGGGGCGTCCGAGTCTGTGCACGGACGAGACCATCCGGCGACTCTGCGAGGAGCTCGAGCGGACGGGCGTCGTCAAGTATGCGGCAGCGCTCGCGGGCGTCTCCGTCGACGTCATCGACCTATGGGTCTCTCGCGCGAAAGAAGGCGGTCAATATGCCAAGTTCGCGACCGCTTGGAATCTCTCCCGGGAGCGCTCCAGGGCGGCGCTCGTCGCTCGCATCATGGAGCACGCGGACCGCGACTGGAGGGCGTCGGCGTGGCTCCTCGAGCGTCTCGACCCGGCGACGTGGCCCCAGAAGCCGGAGGTCGTCGTGACGACTAACGTCAATCAGGGGGCGAACATCGGGCCTCTCCTCCGTCAGCTCGTCGAGATGCCAAGCGAGGCGCACGGGGACGACGGGCCTCCGAGGGGAACGGCCTAGTCGATGCCTCGCATCGGCGAGTTAGCGCTCCTCCCGTGGCAACGTCGGTTTATCGCGGGCGGTCTCTCGGGGTCATGGTCGAGGGATGTCGCGGCGGTCCGCGGCGGTCTCGGGTCGGGGAAGAGCCTCGCCCTCTGCGCGCTCGCGGTCATGCTCTGCGACACGCGACCGGGCGCGCTCGTCGTCGTCGGTATGGATACCTTTCGGCGATTGCGCGACGTACATCTCCCGCATCTTCACGGGCTCCTCGCGGGGAGCGCGGTCGTCTATGCGGCATCGGAGCAGGCTTTCGTCTGGGCTAACGGGTCGCGGCTCCTCCTCGCTCATCTCGACACGCCTCAGAACAGCGGGCCCGGGTCGTCGCCTATCGAGGGCCTCAACGCTCACGCGGTCCTCATCGACGAGTGTCAGGTCCTCCGCTCCGACGTCCTCGACGTGGCTCGCTCTCGAGCTCGCGTCCCGGTCCGGGATACGGAGGGCGTCGAGCGGCGTCCTCTCGTCGTGACGTGTGGAATCCCGGTCGAGCCTGCGTGGTGGGTCGACCGGACGCGGGACATCGGCGGCGCGGCGTACCTCCCCCAGAGCGCGGAGAACGCGAGACACCTCGGGGCGGGATGGCTCGACCGGATGCGGGAGACTCTGAGCTCGCGAGACTACGCGGCGCTCGTTGAGAATCGCCCTCTCCCTCCCGTCGGGTCCGTCTTCTACGCATGGGCTCCGGAGCGATGCGTCGTCGATGTCCCGGTCGACCTCGGGTCAATGCGGACCATGCTCGCTCTCGACTTCGGTCTCCGGTTCCCCTGCGCGCTCCTCCTCGTCGAGCTCACTCGCGGTCGATGGCATGTCCTCCGAGAGTGGGCCCCAGACGATGAGACCCTCCCCGACTTCCTAGCGAGGCTCGGCGCGGAGCTCGTCCCGCGTCGCCTCTGGACCGCGGGGTCTCGACATCTCCCGGTCGACTCCATCGTCGCGGACCCAGCGGGCGCGGCGCGCTCCGCTCAGACCGGGGTCGCGGACCTCGACCTCGTCGCCCTCGCTCCTCCTCGAGGGCTAGGCATCCTCCCGCGGGTCGAGCGCGACCCCGAGCGGCGGGACATCGTCAGCGGTTGCACGCGGGTCAATCTGGCCCTCGAGCGCGGCGCTCTGACGGTCGACCGGACCCTATACGATGCGGGCCTCCGGGCTCCGGCCTCGAGGCGGACACTCGCTCGGGCGATGACCGGCTACCGCTGGGACGAGCGGGCCCCAGGGCGACCGAGCAAAGACGGGACACATGACCATCACGCGGACTGCCTGCGGTACGCGGTCCGAGAGGTCCTCTGGTATCTAGCGGACGCGCCTCGAGAGCGGGACGCTCGACCAGCTCCTCCGCGTCGAGCTCCATCGAGCGCGCTCGACGAGCGATAGACTTGACGCGGTCGAGGGGCGTGGTATCGTCTGGGCTCCTCATCGGCGAGTCAGGGTTTCTCACCTTTCCTCTGAATCGTCGCTGTTCACCTCTTGGCAAGAGGGAGGAACGGACCCTCGAGCGTTCCAGCGCTCGGGGGTCCTGCCATTTTATGGGGGGAGGCCTCGTGTCCTGAGTTAACCTCGGGGTCCGCGGCCCGACGAGTCGAGCTCCAAAGCGGACGCGGCGAATGGGTCGTCTCGGCGCGGCGGAGAAGTCATCCCCCCAATAACTCTCTGACAGCGCGTCTCCTCTCCGCGGTTAGTCCGCGGCCCCATTGAAGCAGCGAGTACGAACGCGCGACGATTCGCGCTCGCACTCCTTCCGCGGACTCCGGTCCGTGGCCCCATTGAGACGCGCTACTCTTTGCACATCCCGTCAGGACCGAGGCTCGCGGAGCTCTGGCCCGACCATCGGTAGACGGTCGCGTCGGACGCCTCGAGCACGCTCCGGCGTGCGTGTCCTGACGGGGTGTGCGTTTACTCGCGGTCTGTGGTAGTCTCTGGCCCGTGGCTACCACGACCCGAGTCCAGAGCTACTCCGCTCCCGAAGCCGTACCAGGTCAGGGCGTCGGGACTCAGTCGCTCCCCGTCAATGATGGGGAGACGAATCGACGTCTAGTCGCGGTCGCTCCTCGCATCGCGGCGTATCGTCAGGCGATGCGATGCGCTCCGTGTGCGGTAGGAGCTCAGGCCCTCCTCGGGCTCGCGACCTCCGCGACGTGGGATGTCGCTCCGGCTCCGGATTCTCCCGCGTCGGAGGCGGCGGCGGAGGTCATCCGTCGGACGCTCGGTCTCGGCGGCTACTCGGCTCCGGTCATCGAGTGGGATGGTCGGGTCCTGAGTCTCCCTAGTTGGGAGGCCCGTCTTCGTCAGCTCCTCGTCGGCGCGCTTTACGGGTTCTCGCTCGCGGAGATGGTCGCCTATCCCTACCAGGGGACGACCTACATCGACCTCGAGCCTCGCGACCAGTCGAGCATCCGTCGATGGGTCTATGAAGGGCGACGCCTCGTCGCGGTCGACCAGTGGCTCCGGGAGCCCGGCGGTCTGTCGAGCGTCGGCGATGTCCGCATCCCTTACGACCGCCTCGTACATCTCGTCTGGCCCTCGCTCTCCGAGGGCGTCGAGGGCGTCGGGCTCCTCCGTCAGGTCGAGCCGCTCGCGGCTGACTATCGGCGAACGACGAATCTCCGAAACGTCATGACCCAGAGGAACGCGGTCCCGACTCCGACCATTACCATCGACGAGGAGAAGCTCGCCCGCGTCAATGGGACAGCCCCGAGCGCGACGGAGTATGAGGCGGCTCGCGATGAGCTCCTCGAGACGCTCCGGCGATATACCTCACATGAGGAGAGCGCGCTCGTCCTCCCATCGTGGGCGACCCTCTCTTTCGAGGGCGACGCGGGGAACGCCTACCCTATCAACGCCATCATCGGCGACATCGAGCGGGAGATTCTCCAAGCGTTCTACGTCCAGCATCTCGCGATGGGGTCCTCCTCATCGTCGGGCGCCTACGCGACGGCCCAGACTCACGCGGAGCTCGCGGCGCAGATGGCGGGCGACCTCTGTCAGTGGGTTTCCGAGGGCCTCGCGGGATACCTCCGCGCTATCGTCCTCGCGAACATCGGGCCCATCCCGCTCGACGAGCTCCCGCGCCTGACGTACTCGGGCATTCGCTCGAACCTCTGGGTCGAGAAAGTCGGCGACGTCGTCTCGCTCCTCTCCGCTGGGGTCATCACTCCGAGCGCGGAGGACGAACGGGCTATCCGTCAGGCGCTCGAGCTCCCGGCTCCGACCCGCGCGGCGGAGGTCCGCTCCGAGCGTGAGCGTCTCGGTCGGACTCTGCGTCCGGCTCCTCTCTCTCCTCCATCCTCACCTATCCCCGAGGGCGTCTAATGCCTCTCCTCACTCAAGACGAGCTCACTCCTCCCGAGGCGGTCCGCGACGCGGCGCGTCTCGGCGTCGAGCTACATCAGGCCGGGAAGAGCGGCGACCCGAATCCCGAGACGGTCCGTCGAGCGAATAGCATCGCGGCGGGCGAGCCTCAGTCGGAGGAGTGGGCGACGGTTGAGGCCCCGGCATGGTTCGCGAGGCATGAGGGCGACTGGGAAGAGGGCGTCGACGACGTCCCGGGTCAGGAATCCCCCGGCTATGTCGCATGGCTCCTCTGGGGCGGCGACCCGGGCGAGGAGTGGGTCCAGGGCCTCCAGCAGGCCTACCTCATCCGACGCGCTCGGGAGCTCGACCAGGGCGGCGACACGGGCGCGCGCATCCAGCCGGGCGTCTCGGCGATGGCGGTCGAGCCGAGTCACGTCGGCGCGCTCATGTCGGGCGCTCCTCGACGACACATCGAGGGCGCGCTCTCGGTCGTCCACGTCGAGGGCCCTCTCTACCCTATGGACTACTACGGGGCCCGGATGGAGCTCCGACGCGCTCAGCTCCAGGGCGAGCGGACGGTCGTCATCCACGTCGACTCCCCGGGCGGCTACGTCTCGGGGGTCCGGGAGACTCGACGCGCTATCGCTCGAGCTCGCGAGGCGGGGATCTACGTCGTCGCCTACGTCTCCGGGATGGCTGCTAGTGCGGCGCTCTGGGTCGCGGCGGCGGCGGACGAGATCGTCGCGTCGCCTCTGGCCCAGCTTGGGTCCGTCGGCGTCATCACGACCCTCTACCGCGACGCGGAGCAGGGTCAGACCGTCGAGGTCGTCTCGAGTCAGACTCCGCGAAAGCGCGCGTCCGTCGATGATGCGGACTATATCGCGGGCCTCCAGAGGCGCGTCGACGAGATGGCGGGCGTCATGCTCGCGGAGATTGCGGCGGACCGTGGGACGACCGTCGAGGCTCTCGGCGATGGGTCCGTCTACGGTGCGGCGGAGGCTGTCTCTCGAGGACTCGCGGACCGCATCGCGAGCGAGAGCGACGACTGGATGTTTCTGGGGGGCTCGATGCCTCTCGATTATGCGCGGCGTGTCCGGACCGTCACGGCCTCCGCGTCTACCTCAGACGGAGACATGGAGGCCCTCGACATGAGCGAGGAACGAAAGGCGCTCGACGCTCAGGTCGAGGCGCTCGAGAAGGAGCTGAACGCGGTCCGCGCTCAGCTCGAGGCGGCGGCGACGTCGGCGGCTACGGCTACCGCGGAGCTCCAGAAGCGCGACGCGGAGCGCATGGTCGAGACGCACATCTCGGCGGGGCGCATCCCCCAGGCGCGGCGCGGTGAGTGGGTCGAGCGGGCGGTTCGCCTCGGGGTTGAGGAGGTCGGGGCGATGCTCTCGGACCTCTCGCCTATCGTCGCGGTCGCGAGCCCGGTCGGTCACGGCGGCGCGGCGGCGGACGTCGAGCAGGTGAAGCAGGATCCGCGCGCGGCTGAGGTGGCCCGCGCCAATGACATGCTGTCGCGATTCCGCGGCATGAAGCAGGGGGCGTGATATGGCAAGCGTGAATGGTCTCCAGAGCATCAAGTCGTACCGCCTGACCGGGAGCGTCACGCGCGGTCGCGTCGTCAAGGCTGACGGGCTGAGCGGCGGCATCGCGGCGGCGGCTCAGGCGACGGGCGCGGGCGAGTACCTCCTCGGCGTGGCTCTGACGAGCGGCGTCGCGGGCGACGTCATCGACGTCCAGCTCCTCGGCGTGTGTCCGTTCGCCATCGCGAGCGGCGTCATCGACCCGGGCAAGTTCGTGACGGCGGATGCCTCGGGCAAGCTCGTCGCGGCGGCCTCGGGCGACCGTATCATCGGCGTCGTCCTGAGCGGCTCGACCTCGACGGGCGCGACCGCTGACGGCGCGACCGCTGAGCTCAACATCCACCACTCCATCTTCCCCTGAGGTAATGCATCATGAGCGCTGCTAACTTGTCCCAGCTCGCTCCAGTCTCCCCCATCCTCTCGGGCGCGGCCATCGGCGCGGCTCAGAGCGTGGCGGGTCTGGTCTTCCCCAAGCTCCCGATTCAGCAGGTCGCCCCGACCGCTCATCGCGGGACCATTTTCGTCGAGGCCTCCTCGGGCTACATGGGCTCGCCCCAGGTCGTCGCGACGGCCCTCGGCGCGGACTACCCGCGGCGCGCTCTCGGCGCTCCGACCTCCGTCCTCTATAGCTGCGAGGAATACAAGCTCGCGTCGGACGTCATCCCGACGAAGCTCTCCCAGCGCAGCCAGTTCCCGACGGACCTGAGCGAGCGCGAGGCGGGCGCCATCGGTCGTAAGCTCGCCCTCGACATGGAGACCCGCACGGCGGATCTCTTCTTCAACGCGAGCAACTGGCCCGACGCGGCCCTCGGCGCGGTGAGCGGCGCGGGCTCTCAGTGGTCGACGACGGTCACGGCGACCCCGATGCAGGACCTCCACCTGATTAAGACCATCCTCCGCGCTCAGGCCTACGGGCGGGACGCGGACACGGTCATCATGGGTCGCGAGGTCGCGGACGCTCTGGCTATCAGCCTCGCGGCCTCGGGGATTCGCGTCGTGACGAGCGGCGCGGCTCCGGCGGCTCGTCAGGTCGCCTCCGACGCTTTCCTCGTGGACATGGTCCGCGCGGAGCTCGGCTTGAACCTCATCATCGGCGGCGGTCGCAAGCAGA